GAAATATAAGCGTCTCGGCATGTTGACTATTATTAAATTTGTTGCTGGGCGGGGATTCGAACCCCTAATCCCAAGTAAGACCCAGCATACCAACCTACATAAGGTCGTCGTCCCACGGGTTCTGGCCGAAGTCCTCTTCTGCCGAAGATCCCCCGGAGAGACGTTCTCCGTCAGCCAACTTCTGGAGGTTGTTCAGCCCGCAAGCAACGCCTTTGTTGCCATTGGTGTTGAAGGCGTAGAAGTTGATCGACGCCCGGCCATAGCACCCGGAGTAGAAGTCCTCTCTTTCGATGATCGGGTTGAGGTTGATGTCCACGATGCCAGGACGGTTGTCCGAGTTGGCATTGACGAACATGTGCCCTGCATACTCCGGATTGTCAGGTCTTTCGGTGTCCCCGTCACGGAGGGGGCTCTTCCACGTCGGGGGAATCTTGCCGCCCAATTTGGCGATGCCTTCTCTGAGAGCCGTGTCGATGGCCTCCTTGACCCGAGACAGAGTTGCCGAGTCAGTCTTCGGGATGAGGATGGACACCGAGTATTTTGCTCGGTCGGAACCCTCCATTGCACGGGGTTCCCATACGTTGGCGTAACTGAACCGGACTTTGCCGGTAACTACTTTGGTTGTTGCACTCATAATTGTTGGAGTTTAGTTATTTGAAAAATCGAGTTTTGCTTGTTCTATGCCCATTGCCGGACGTTTGTCAGACTCAGGGACGAGAGTGGGTTTGCCAGGAGCTTTGATGACGAGGTCCCCGACCAGTGAATCGAAGTCCTTTTTGAGGAGCTTCTCGATAGCCGGGATTCCAGCCAGTTTGACAACTTGGAACTGCTCCGGAGTGTAGTCGCATGCGGTAAGAACTTCCTGAACTGCATTCTCGTCAGTCCATTTCCGTATTGACCTTCCTTCGACTACCTTATATCCCGGGATCTTCTCGCCCGAGATGGCTTTGGAGAGCAGGTGCTCAGATACAGCATTTACCCATTCTTGGAGCATGGGGGCTTGCTCGAAAATCTGAGCGAGTTCCTCAGTGGTCAGGAGTTCGGGCTCTTTGAACTCGTGTTTGGCCAAGTCCAGATTGTGGTCTGCCATCTTGCGACACAAAGCTTTGACTTTACACCACCTGCACCAGTGCCCGACTTGGAGTTCCCCCTCCCCGGAGTAAGCAAGAGCTGCTTTGGGTTTCACTACTTCCTCACCCCATTTGTAGAGGTCCCCGGGGGTAATCTCCCATGATGAGATTCGATCCTGCCGGGGCTGGACGATAGTCAACTTCACCATGTTGATGTCGTAGACCATTTCAAATTTGGACAAGGCCCCAAGAGCATACAGCATCAACTGAGCATTGTTCTCAGCAAAAACCGGCACTCCAGTGCCAAACTTGAGGTCAATGATCTCCATGACCCCGTCAGCGATAATGCAAGCGTCTCCAGTGCCGAATCCCTGCTCGACCCAAGCCGAGAAATCCAGTCTCTCCTCCAGGAGAACGAGTGCGTCTTTGGTTTTCCGTAGAGCTTCCGTATATTGGTCCGTTACGTACTGGCAATAAGCCATTACGGGCTCATCCATGGCCTCAGTGTAGAGGTCACTCTTTTTCAGCTTCCTGAGTTCAGCAGACGTAACGTCAACAGGCGTTATGCTGAACCTCGCTCGGAGGTAACATTCTGCCATCTCGTGAGCCAGAGTACCCTCTTCGGCATACTTGGAAGGCTTACCGGTTTCCTCAACTTTTTCCTCCAGTCTGGCACTGGGGGTGCAGTTGATCCACCGGTCTGCCTTTGATGCCGAAAGCATGGCGTGCTTACGAGATGAGTGATTCGGGGCTCCCATTACGCAAGGTCTTTGAGGAATTCGTAGAATACGTCGTAGTTTCTGGCATCCAGTCCCGTCACATTTTTCGCTCCCAATTCAGTGAGCTTTGCCCGGATGGTTTCGCGGTGGTTGTCCACCTTACTTGCCAGGAGAGTCCGGATGTCCTGAATGGAAACAGCGGGGTCGGAACCCAAAGAGGAGTTCGCATCCATCGGCATGGGTTCGGGCTCCTCAGTCTTTTTGGGGGCTGGAGCCGGAGCCGGAGCTGGCTTTTTCACGTCCTGTGCAGGGACTGATTTCTTGACGTCAGTCGTCTTAACTGTCACGGGATTTGCTCCGATAACCTGACAGATCTTGCGGACCATTTCGAGATCCTGAGTTTCTCCGAGGTTTGCCTCGAACTTAATTTCTACTTTCATTGGCTTGATGATTTTTGATTATGGTGTTCAGAAGTTCAATGTACTTGCTGAGGGGTATAGCTGGGTCATGGAGAACAGTTTCATGAAACAGGGACCCGAGGTGGAACACCTTCGTCTCTCCAGTTTTGACCGATAACTCGGCTCTGTAGTTCCCGTTTGTCAGAATACATGTCTCTCCATTAAATTCGGAGTTCCATGCTCCTCTGTAGAGGTCGTCGACAGATACACGGAGCCAAGCTGCTAAACGGGAGACTTGCTCCGAATTCAACAAGGTTTTTCCGTTGAGAACCCGGTTGAGAGCTGCTCGGGGAAACCGGTTATCAGGGAACAGAATTTCTGCCACTTCTTGAAGCCTGAGCCCTCTCTGTTCAATTAATTCTCTGAGATTGATAGTCATTGTGTTGTCCATGTTGTTTATTCCAAATATAATCAATTTTCCCCTGATATTGAAATTTTTTCAATCTTTTTAATGAGAAATGTTTACTTGGTGAGGAGGTATACCACTTGAGCAATAAACGTACTCCTTTTGCTTGGACTGAGGCGTTTGTATACTTCTCGTAGAGGCTCAATGGCTTTCTCAAGCTTGAGGTCCTCTCCTTTCCTCTCCAGTTCCTTGAGGGCTCTGTAAACCCTGGCCCTTTCCTTCCACTCCAGAACGTCTCCCTTATCTGGCCACCAACCCGCCACGGGGACAAATTTGGAGTTGAGCACATAAGCCGATTTGCCGTCCTCCGAAAATGGCTGACGAGTGATAGCTCCCGGAGTACAGTTGGGGTTGATCTTCCCCCTGAACGAGATGGACTCCATGTATGTAGGTCCCTCTCCTGGAAGCTTGTCCATTACCATGTAGTGAAATCCGAACTCGTCTTCGTACTGGAATACTACGTATTTTTCAATATTTTCCATAGTTGTGTAGGTTTTTGTTTGTATCACAAATGTAATACTTCTGCGGTAAAATCAGCATTTTTTTCCGTTTGTTTTAAGAATCCCCGTCATGACCATTTCGATTGGGTTGGGTGAAGCTGGTTCTATCTGGCTCTGGATTCCCATCAATCCCTCCCATATTGAGCCAGCTTTAAATCCGATGAATGCCAGGAGCTTCTCCTTTCTTGTGAGAGGTTTGTCGGTTTTAATGCCAAACTGGTCAAGAATAGACTGAATCCCTTCATTGACAAAATCCGACTGATTGGTAACTGATTCTCTGTGAATAACTCCGAGGAGAACCTCTGCCACATTGCTGGAGTCTTTCAGCTCCTTGGATACGATTCCGTTATAATAGTTGTCCGATTTGGGGTCCGGATCTGCCGGGAGGTCCCAGTTGAATTCCTTTTTCATAATAGTTGGTTTGAATTTATGTTCTATTTTTCCTAACTCCATTACCTGATTGAGGGTTAACAGATGCCCGTCCTCCGTAGTTACTACGTCCGATCCGGTTAGCTGAGGATCCATGTGAGTGGTTAACATTTCTGAAAGCCTTTTCTCTGGGGGAGGTCCTGGAGCTCCTCTTCTGTGTAGCAGGTGGAGATGAACCCGTTGCTGAAATAGAGGTCGAAAATACCCGAAGGAAGCTGGGTAACCTTAAGTCCTAAACCGTTGCTGTTAATGTAATTTGTAGTTGTCATTGTCTTATCCTTTTGTTTGTATCACAAATATAAGAAAAGTTTTTTGAAGTAAAAAATTTTTGATTGAAAAATGAGAAAAAAGTTGGGACCCCCGGGATTAAAACTGTTTGATTGAGTTTATGTTCCAGGAGCTGGAATTTCATATGCCCCGTGTCCAAACCAGTTCCTACCATATTTACAAACGGGATTCGGCTGGTGATGAGGATCTCCGTCTCGGATCTGAGACGGAGGCCCTGTACCTATTAATATGTACGTGCTCCTCCGTGATTGTTGGTCCTCCCAAAAACCCTCTCCATTTGTGATTTAGGAGGGTGTTTTGGGAACCTTTTCCTCCTGGTCCTTATAAATCTATGTAAATTTGATTGGGTTCCTAAAACACTCCCTATTTTTATTCAGTATAGAGGAATCTGACTGTATCGTTCTGAGTGATCTGGTTCTGAGCTTGCCAAGCCTCGTCATATGCCTGTCCGTCGTCTGTAGAGTTTGTCGTATACTCCGGCGATGCAATCCATTCCTTTTGTCTGTACCACAAATACGGGGATTCTGCTGCAAATACTACGATAAAATGCTGGAAAATAGGGCCCCGGAACAATGTGGAACAATAAAATTTTTATTGTTCCGGCCCCTAAGTGATTGATGTTCAATTGATTAGGCCCTAAAATCACTCCCCCCCGGAACAATTGGAACAATGTTTCTATGCACTTCTATTTGGTGATTTCTCATTTCCTATATTGGTCATTATTGGAACACATATTCCCTATTCAGGTTTTCCTCCTATATTATTGTTCCAATTGTTCCGGGGGGGGTTAATCAATTGAATATCAATCAATTAGGGCCGGAACAATCATTGTTCCACATTGTTCCACATTGTTCCGGCCCTAAGTGATTGATTATTAATGGTTTGGATGTTTTTCATGGGGGGGACCGGAACAATGGAACAATAATTTCCCCAACTTTTTTAGGGGGGCCTGTCGAGATTTTTGCCAAAACCATGGTTTTATCAACTTTTTAGGGGGGACCGGAACAATGGAACAATGGTTTTATCAACTTTTTTAGGGGGGACCGGAACAATGGAACAATGGTTTGACCAACTTTTGGGGCCGGGGGACCGGAACAATGGAACAATGGTTTTATCAACTTTTGGGGCCGGGGGTCCCACTGATTTTGGAACAATGGAACAATGGTTTGACCAACTTTTGGGGCCGGGGGACCGGAACAATGGAACAATGGTTTGACCAACTTTTTTAGGGGGCTTATCCTCTTTAAGAACCCATATTCCCTACCATTGTTTACTGCTGGTCCCTGCCACAGGGGCCAATATCCTCGGCTTGGGAACACAAAAAACCCGGGCTCCCCTAAGCCCGGGACGGAGTAGTTTCCTAAAATTTCCAGCTAAAGCCGACCTCATACCCCGATCGGGTCAGCTCGAAGTCCCGCATATAGGATATATCTACTCCGAAATTTCTGTAATATATGCCTCCCCCAACCCCAACCTGCCCGAAGGAGTTAGCCGAAGCTCTCAGAAAGGGGGACCATTTCCGGGACCTCGTTTCTTTGATCTGTTCTCGGACGGGGGTATACTTGTACGTAAGATGCTGGAGAGTGTTGTATTGGACTGTAGCCTCCCAGTCAAATTGGCCAATTTTGGGATCTTTGAAAAATGTTCCAGCGTATTTCCTGGTCGTATTCCAGTCCAATATTGTCCTTTTTACGCTCTCCAGAGTATCCACCTCCTTTTGGTCCTCCCCAAAACCCCCTCCATTTGTGATTTCTGGGGGTGTTTTAGGAACCTTTTCCTCCTGGCCCTTATAGATATATATCAATTTGATTGGATTCCTAAAACCCTCCCATTTTGGAACCAAATCCGGGACTTTGACCTCCCCCTGAATTGGGGGTAAATCGACGTACTTTATAACGGTCTTCTCCTCGACTGTTTTACGCCCGACTATAAAGCCTATACCTACAAGAACTATTGTGCAGAATACTCTCTTTAGTAAGTCCATATCGTGTCCTGCGGGAGGGTTTTAGAAGCATCTACGTGGATGAAACTCCCGTCTATGCCTATCCTCCGGATCCGCAATGCAATGGCTGCCCGGAGGATCTTCATCCGATTGGGGCCCGAGGCACACCGGATGTCCACTGCCAAACCTTCTGTGTGAGCACTGTTGCCGGACCGTCCTTTGGCCTTATCGTGTTCTTTGGAACGATAAGCGCAATTGAGGACGAGAGGGATGCCTGCCTTTTCACGGAGGTCATCCAGGAGATTGAGAAAGTCCTGGTCCATGTCTTCGATGGAGCAGGACGGATTGCATCGCTCGAATTCCTCGGGCTTAAAATACTTACTTGTCTTCATGGCATTCAAAATCTATTTGAGTCTTCTTGCTGACTGATCTCTCCATGTACGACCGGAGAGCCCTGAATATGGGATGATTTGAGATTATAGCTGAATTCTCGAGAAAGCTCCAAAACTCTGTTCCGACGATGAAGGCAGCAAAGAAGTTGGCAAGGTTGAGACCCCCCAAGTTCGGGAGGACACACATGTCAAGCATGTAGGCCATGCCGATACCGATAATGCTGAGTCCCAACTTCCAACAGGTATCCCACATTTTCTCGCTTTTGAACACATATTTTTGATGAGCTCGTTTGTGACGTTTGTAGTCAGCAATATTTCCAGTTATGAAGTCGACGATAACGGCAATACAGACACAGAGGATAAGGACCTGGACCGGAGCTAAAAGCCCCCAAAACCCTACAATGCTCCCGCATATCCATTTTCCCACTCTCATGACTTCCTCCTTCATATCTGTGAAACTTATAACTTTTCACGTCCTATAATAATTTTACGAGCCGGAGACTCCTTATATTCAGTACATGGAGTCAGTAACCGCAGAGCTTTAAGGTGATTTATAGCCTTCTCGAGGTAGGCTTCCCCGATGTTCCGTGCTTCGTTCGAGCTACGGACGATTATGTTGTCTTCTACTCGAGTGCTGAATTCGCCATCTTTGTACCTCACACCGAAGGCAGTGGGATTGATTGGATTGTTGACGATGAATCGGGAATACGCAATATACGCAATGGCTATCTTGAGTCCTTCGCTTCGACCATCCCCGGAACAGCCACCGTCATAATATCCGCCTTCCATGGCGGCAGTGTACTGATCTTTTGTAATGGCTACGTCCCCGTATTGGAAAGGTCCGGGGCCGGAAAAGTCTGTCTCGTCGAGCCATCTGTAGAGGTTGGCTCCTATGGCATCCACCAATCTGAGGGTCTCAGCCTCCCGGATGTATGGTTCCAGTCTGGCCGGATCGTCGATGTTCTCGGCTATCGGCCGAACATTCCGAAGGTCGTTAGAGTTGAGTATCATCGGGCATGAGTTTTATAATCTCCTCGTCGTAAAGCCCATAGATGAGCTTGAGCATGTTTCTCTTCTGAACAGTGGAGAGCATCTGGTCCCGGATAATCTCCAGTACCTGAGTCATGTTGTCCTTGCCAATTCTGTCTGCTATAGACTCGCCGGCATTGTAAGTGAGAGACTGAATAGCGAAGTCGGGATTTTCCAAAGGAGCCCACCAGTACTCAAAAATCGATATAAAAGTCTCCTCCAGCTGCTGACGCTCCCGGACTGTAACAGAGTTGTAGTACTTGTAGGCATTGGTCATGAGATCAGCCCCAAAGTTAGCCCCCACGTCAACAGCTCGGAGAATGGGGGGTTGCTTGAAGGATTGGCCAATGTTCTCCGGGATGACTCTCTGCGTTACTTCGAATGCTTTGTCGTAGTTCTCTCCCGAGAATCTTATAAACTGGGGCACCTCGTCTTTGGACTTACACTGAATGTACCACAGTTGAGAAGTGTTCTCGTCCCCCTGAAATTTGTTGAGCTCTTTCTGCGTCTCATTGACTTGGGACTGGTCTTGAGTCTCGTCCTTGATGTCTACCAATATTCCAGCTGACAAGAAGTTGGAGCATGCGTTTCGGCCGGCTACGTTGGCAAGTGCTTCCTCGGTTCTCATGTCGGTCATCTCAGCGATGAAGATGGGGACCGGATAAGAGGGACTGCCTTCGGAGTCTCCTGAAAAGTAGAGGATCTGGCCATTATAATTGTCCCATCCGCCAGCTTCTCCTACCTGGTTCAGAATAACCTCCGGATCCGGGTTGAAGAGATGAAACCACTCAATGTCAGACGGGGACCACCGGGATCTCGTCTTGTCTCGGTGACCCCAGTCGGGGTGATATGCCGTCCGGCCAATGAATCCATCATCGTCTGCCTTCGCAAGTCGGAGAGACTCGAACGGAATGTGGTGGATCGAACTGACGCGGAAGTTCATATTGTAGTTAACATGGATGGCGAACCCATGCCATAATGTAAAGTCTTTACAGACCATGCGGAGGATCTTGTCGAGCTTCTCCCCTTCTTTGTTGACCCGCAATTTGTAGATGCCGGGGTCTTTGAATCCATGACCGTATACGAAATCATTGTATATGCTCAAGCAGGCATTGCCGGTCTTTGAAGCCTGAACAATCTCGCTGACTGTCTGGGGAAAGTCGTTGGTATCTCCGTATGTTTGGATGCCATATTGTCTCCAGTCCCGGGATTCGAACTGAGGAGCTGATTTGATCTGTGCAACTTTCATATTGGCGTAATTTTAATAGTAGGAGGGACGGGAAGCGACCCCGTCCTATTACCAGTCCTATTTGGACCCTCCTTTTTTGGCTCCCTTCTTGGGAGCCTCTGAAACGGGATTGACTATCCGGTTGTAAGCCTCTTCGATCTCCCCGGCAGACATTTGCGAGTCTGCATAGGCTTCTTTGATGGCTTCCAGATCCATCCCGGCGTCGATGAACTCCTTCACCTCGGTGTCGATGTCGGCGGGCTTCTCCTCGGGCTTCTCCTCGGGCTTCTCCTCGGGCTTCTCCTCGGGCTTCTCCTCGGTCTTCTCCTCGGTCTTCTCCTCGGCGGATGCCGAGTCGAGAATGGCATGGATTGCCTCCATGGCTTTGGAGTACTCATCGAGCTTGGCGTTCAGCTCGATCTGTTTCTTGTTCAGCTCTTCGAGTTCGGCTTTCACGGACTCGATCTGCTTGCTCAGAACCTGAGCCTGACGCTTCTTGATTTCCACGTCCTTGTCCGGCATCTCCTTGCCATAACGAGACATGAATTTCTCCAGTCGGTCGTTCAGGTCTTCGGGAACTCGGGTGAAGTACGAGAGCGCATCCTTGTTGAATGCGATGTGGTACAGGCAGAGATCCTCCGTGATGTTCCTCGGGGTGAGGATCTTGCTGAACTCTTTGTTGATCGGGTCATGGAGTAAAGTGCCTGCTCTGAGTTCGTAATCGGGGTGTGCTACATTTTTCATTTGTTGTTCTGTTATTCGTCTTAATGCTAAGTCGGCTTCGATCAGGCAGAAGCCGCATCGGGAAACTGACTTATTCAAAAAGTACCGAGAAAGTTCATCTACTTCTCGATGGAGAGCGGGATTTTTTTCCAATTCCAATGTATGGGCCCGATAGGCTTCGCCTTTCAGGGACCCATACTTGGATTGGTAAGCTCTCAGTCTTTCGAGCATGTCAGTCATGAGTGCTACGGTTTAGATCCTTTGGTCAGAAGCCCGTCTACCATGAGGTCTGTGGTGGCTTCGTCCGTGTCGAAGAGGCTCATCGGGAGCGAACCTTCCTGAGCGATGGTGCCGTTGGCCAGAGTTACCTGGTAAGCGACGCCGTCGGTCATTTCGGTAGTGACAGTGATTTCGGTGAGCTCCAGACCCGAGTCCCAGCCATACACCTCGTACTTGGTGTCCCCGTTGTCTCCGGTGTCGTTGTTCTCGACGATAGCGATGACGCGGGCATTGGTCAGGCCGTTTACGAACTTCTTGGCTGCTTCCGACTTCTTGAAGATTCGGACAACTACGTTGTGCTGGTGAGTCTTGAGGTACGTGCCAGCATTGATGGTGTCCGAGCCTACAGTTGCGTTGGGCAGCGAGTCGACTTCGTAACCAGTGGCACCGGTCTTAAGGATGAGCGAAGAGATAACGTTGTCAGTTATAACAGACTTCGATTTGTCGACGTCCGAGTAGCTGAGGAGAATCACCCTGGCGGTGGTGCCGGCGATTGCCGGCTTACCACACACCTGGTTGATGAATCCTGTTTTGATTTTAGAACAATCAAGTCCTGCCATTTTCTTAGATTTTTAAGGATTAGATACCTACCGAGAACAGATCCGGGTTAGTGAGCTTGGCATCCGCCCGACCCATGAGTTCTACGTAGACTACGCGGTCTTTGTATTCGTACCAGATCCGCATCTTCTCGAAGCTGTCGATTGCATCAACACCTATGCCGAGCACGCTCTTCGAGGTGAAGAGAATTCGATGGGGATTGTTGAGCTTCGTGCCAGTGTCTTCCGACGTAGCGATAATCTTGTCCCAGATGGGCATTGCGATGACCGGGATGCCATTGAAGCTGAGAGCCTCCATGCCATTCAGCAGAGCCAAGCGAGCCGACTCGAGGCAGCAAGCGTCCATAAGAGACTGCTGATAGGCATCGTAGACCGACTGGGTAACGAGGATAAACTTGTCAGACTGCTGACGGAGCAGAAGCGGGGCACTGAACACGACCGACTGAATGTATTCCTTGGCCTTGTCCGGAGTAAGCTTCTGAGCTGCGTAAGATGCCCCAGCATTTTCCGTAATGGTGGCTCCGCGCTGGGACGGATTGGCTGTAACCTGGGCGGTAATCTGTTTCCAGAAACCATTGATGATGGTGAAAAATTTCAGGTCGAGACCATCCGTAATGATACCGCTGTCGGTAACGTTCTTGGCGCCCTTGTCGTTGAACCAGAACAGGCGGTACCAGAAATCCATAATGGAGCGCTCCAGAACCTCGATGACAATGTTCATGTAGTCCGTGTCCGTGAAGTCCGGAATGTCGACGCCGGTGCGGAGAGAGTAAATAGTTGCCGACTGTTGGAGGTCAGTGTAACACTGGGACAGAAGGATCTCCCAGACACCGGGCTCCCACTTCAGCTTGCGGGTGTTGATGTTCCACGGCTGAGGAGTCGGGTTACACCCGGTGTTGACCACGCCGACCATGCCGCCCTCGCCGATGTAACCCACCTCGGTGTTAGTGACGATGTCGGGGAAGACTGTGTGGATGGAGTTGATGTCAGGACCCTGAATGGTGTCCTCCATAATCATCTCCGAGATTGCCTGAATGACACGTCCACAAAAAGTGAACTTATCCATGTCAAGGAATCCGCCATTTTTAGCTGCCATAGTTCTTAAAGTTTTTGAGTTTGACTACTTGAGAATCTTTTTGGCAGCGTTGACCTTCTGGAGCTTTTCGCGAGCTTCGTTCTTAAGGTCGGCTGCCGAGGGATCGGCCTTCTTGCCCCCGGGCAGAACCGTCTTGCGGTTCTTTGGGCGGTAGTTGCTACCACGGAGGTTGCGGAGTTCGTTCTCCTGCTCCTTGATGAGGTTCGTTGCCTCGTCGAGCATCGCCTCCAGTGCTGCAACGCGGTCCTCGAGAGACTCGGTGTCCTCCATCTCGATGCTGGTGACGATGTTGTCCTCGACAGTAACCACCCGACCGTCTTCCAGAACGACAGTGCCCGACGTCTCGCCATTGGCGAGAGTTGCCTCTACACCTTCGGCCAGATTGTCCTCTTCACCTACGGTCTGGAGAACGACCTGACCCTCAGCATCCAGATAGTCAAAATTGGCGGGAGCGCCTTTCTTGCCATTCCGGAATGCCTTGACTTTGCTCATGAACTTCTCATAAGCGCTTTTTTCGTTTTTTGCCATAGCATTAAAAATTTGGTTTGTGTTGTATGAATTGATTTTGGAAATGAATCCCAAGTCAAGAAGTGATTTGGCATCATGGATGCGTTCCTCATGCATGACATTGCGGAGCCGTTCCCGGTCCTGACCTGTTCTCTCGACATACACGTCAAGAATAGCCTCCTCCTCCAGAGCAAGCTCCTCGGCAATGCTACGAGCATCGTCGGAAGTGAGCCAATCCCCGACCGGCATGTATACCCGATGGATGAGTGCCCGGCAATTCCTGTTTGCCGACCGGTTCTCTGCCGGAGCTGCCAACAGGATGCACACTGCCATCGAGTGGCATCCCCCGACAATATTTGTGTATATAGTCCTCCCGCTCATGCGAAGATGATCGTAAATCTTGAAGCCCTCCTCAACAGAGCCCCCGTCACAGTCAATGTTGATGCACACCTCCTGTTCGTCGGGGTGTTCATCAAGTACCCGGCGGAAGGTCTCCACGGAGCAGATCTCTGAGGTCCCACCCCAAAGCTCCATCATGACCCGATTCTCTTCGGAGTCAATTGCGCCTTTTAAGTTGATGAATATCATGTGCCAAATTATTTCAATACAAATATAATTATTCCTAATAGATATTGAAATACTATTTGTGCTGGACTATTTAAAAATTAGCCCGGTCTTGAATCTGCACGTAGTTAGCATCTTCCCTCCGAATATCTTCGATTGTAGCAATCACTCTCACCTGGCCAAATGCTTTTTGAATTGCCCTCTCCATGTCAAGCCGATTCATAGGTTCCGACGCCTCAGCGAATGATCGGATAGCATATCCCCCGTCCGATCCAACTTTAGTGAACGGTACTCCGCCACCGAGTTCGTTTATGGCTGACAGAAGAGGCAGGAACATGCGGCTCGACTTCTTGTTAATGATGGTCTCGCCTCCTTCCGCCTCAATGTGCACTCCTCCAGCGGCATGACTGGGTCCCTCAATGTATTTACCTCTTGCGGCTTTCGGCAGAGGAGCTGCCCAAAGAGCTGCCATCTGAACTGCTCCCAAAGCCGCAGCTGCTGCAATGAACGGGATAGCCAAAGGGAATCCCATTTTAGCCGATGCCATGATGGAGATGGCAGTATTGATGCCAATCTCGAAGGATCCCATTGCCCTCTCCCGGATAGCTTGTTCCCGTTCGATTTTGGCCAACTCCTTCTCCTTCTGTTTCTCCATCTTGACTTTCTTTTCGTTGTACTGGGCCTCCGTGATTTGGCCATTAGCGTACATGTTTGCCAATGCCTGCTCCTCCCGGCTGTATTGGTTTTCTACCTCCTGAGCCCGGCGCTCCCCGAGAGCACTGGCCAAGTCATTGAAAGCATTAGCAAAGCCGGATGCCATTTCGGCATACTCCCGGAGCTTCTCGATCCGTTTTTCCCATAAAGCCTCCTCGTTCTCAGCCATCTCAAGTTGGATCTGAGCAATGGCGTCCTCGTTTCCTTGAGCTGCTGCCAACTCTGCCTCCAGATACCTTTTCCTGATCTCATACTTGGACTTGTGATTTAATTCGGCTTGAGCGAGCTCCTTGTCGAGGTCCATTTGCTGGAGACGAAGATTGTTGGCTCGGAGCTGGGCCTCCTGCTCATAGGTTTTCTCCCCGGCAGCTTTCCTGGCTTCGATTTGCTTCTGGAGCATCTCATTCTCGAGCTCCAGCTTCTCCCTTTCGTTGTCCGCTGCCTTCGAGAGGTCCTCGGCATACTGTTCGTTGAGAACTTGGTTGAACCGGTCAAGTTGCTGTTTGGTAGCGTCCTCGCGGATCTTTTTAATTTCATCCTGGAGGTTTTGCTGAATCTGTTTCTCGAGTTCGGCTCTGTTGACCAGGAACTGCTCATAAGCGGCATACTCTTTCTGGTATTCCTCCTCGCTCATACCTCTCACGAACTGAGGAGACTGAATGTTGGCCAGCTCCTTCATGGCGTCCTGGTACTTCTGAGTAACCTGGGCAATCTGCATGTCGACTGTGCCTCCGGAGGCTACAGCCAATATGTTGGCTCTCACCCCCGCAAGGTAGTCATTGAGCTGTTTGGCTTGGTTCTCGTAGAACTGCTTGTCAGACCGAGCCAGGGCATTCAGAGCCGTCTGATACTCCTTGTTAGTGATTTTGCCGTAAGCTTTTTGGAGAGCGAGACGCTCCCGGGCTCCATCCTGAGCTGCCTTGTAGAGCTTTTTCTCATACTCCATCCGGATGGCAATGTTCGTAGACTGGAATGTTGTTTGGAACCTGAGATCGTCTTCCCGGATCTTCTGCATGGCTTCCGAGTTCTTTAAAGCAACCTCCAGAGCCTTATCGGCAATGGCCTGCTGAGCCTCCCGGTTGGCTATTGCAATCTCAAGAGCCAAGTTATCAATTGCGGCTCCCTCATTCTCGATTGTCCGGAACAGTTCTTGGTATCGGCCTTTCAAATCGTCGAGTTCCTTTTTGGACTCCTTGTATTTGGCCAAGCTTCCTGACCATGTGTTGAGCTCCTCCTCCTTGGCTGCAATCACCTTTTTCAAGGAGTCGAACTCATCCATTGCAGCCATCTGTCTTTGACGAGCTGCACTCATCTCAATCTCGCGGAGCTTGTTAGCTGTTTTAAGCTGAGCTTCGGCGATCTGTTCCGACGTGGCATGATTGGCTTTGAGATTTTCTATTTCTCTCTTGCCCCGGATCTCCTCGGCTTTGGACAGAGTGTTCCGCTTGGTCTCGATCTGATCCAGTACATACGTGGAGGCTTCGGCAGCTCGATTGTATGCCTCCATTGCCCGGGTTGCTCTCTCTTGAGCTTCCGTGTTACTGTTGAATGCGTTCATAAGAGCAACCACTCCAGCCACCAATCCGCCCACTGCTGCTGCCACCAATACAACGGGGTTGGCAGCCAAAGCCGCGTTCCAAAGCCATGTGGCAGCTGCTGCTGCTTTGGTGAGGATGTTGCTAGCTCCTTGTACGGCATTTTTAGCAGCTATCGCTTTCGTCTCGGCGAGAGTCTGGTTGATGCCAACCAGCTGAACCAAGTTAGATGCAGCTCGATAAGTGGCTTCGGTCTTGGAGAGAGCTGCTTGGAGAGAAGACAAAGAGGAAAGAGCCGTGATGATGGTTATCATCTTCGTCATGGTAGCATTGAGCTCCTCGTTCTCGCTCCCCAGTACCTGAGTGGCTGTGGTCCAAAGGCCCCATACGGAAGTCAAAGCTGACGTGGCGCTGGTAACTGCCTGTATGGTTTCAGTTCCTTTACCAACGTTGGATATAGCTGTATTGACCAGGTCCTCAGCGCCTTTCAGTTCACCGGCTCGTTCAATCATCTCCTTGAACGTCTCAGAACTCGTATCCCCGGACTGAGCCATCTGGATGAGTGTCTGGGTAAGGTCGGAGAGTTCCTGTTTCAGGTTATCCGTTGCCTTCTCGTAGTTACCAACTGACCGGCGATAGTCCCCGAGTGCCTCCTCCTGAGCTTTGAGCTCCTCGGTGGTTTCTGCAATGCGCTTGCCGAGCTCGGCTTTACGAGCCGCGTCCTGCATTGAGTTGCCCAGCTCTGCAAACTCGGCATTGTCCAAAGCCAGCTGGGTTCTAAGTTTTGCTAAACTTGCCTCCTGTTGGTTCTGGAGCTTAATGTTGTTCTGGATTTGCTTCTGGTACTTGTTCGCCTCGCTGTTGATTGCCTTGATCTGGTTGTCAAGCGCATAGTATTCTTGAGCATTCTCCTCAGTTACTTTGCCGAGAGCCTTCTGCTGGTCTCTCAACTCCTGGGACCGGAGTTTCAATTCGGCTAACGTCTTGAGGGCATCCTCAGCTGTTACACGGACGTTGTAAATTGTATTTTTCTGTTTTTCGGCCATATCACATTCGTATTAGGTCTACTTTGGGTATCTTTCCAGCTTGGAAGTTGTTTATTTTCGAAACGTAGAACCAGAACCCATGCTCTTCCAGCCATATCGGGTTGAACAAGTCCAAACTTTGAATGTCGAGCGAGTCCAAAAGAATTTGGACCTGTAGGATCTTTGGTCTTTTGAGTATATTGTTGATGAGCTTGTTGTAGTACTTAGGAACGTAGTATTTCAAATTTTTGAAATACGCCGTGTATAGTCGTACCTGGGTAGTGGTGTGGCCTACCCTCACCTTGGGCCGCATATAGTCAGACTTATCTATGTGGACGACCATCGGCTTACTTAGAACATTGTACTCCCAAGTCGTCTCGGTCACTTCCCCGTTCTCCATCCGACCTCTATTGATGGTCCAGATAGGGTAGTTAGCAAGTGTATGAGTCTTATTTGTAGTGTCCGCATCATAGAGGCTTTGGTTGAGCCCTGCCAAGAACCCAATTTGGAACAGGAGTTTGGCGGGCTGGAGGTTGACGTCCGGGATGCTGAACTTGTACGAGTCAGTAACGTTGTTGTCCTTATTATCCTCTAACTTTATCTCGTTGGACTGGGCATAGCTGGACAATTGGAACGTAAGTTTGGTGTCCTTTCCTTTTATCAGCTTGTCAGACCAATTTTTCCCGGACGAACTTCGTCTGTTGTAAAACTCCCGAATAGAGTATGCTCTTGCTACCTTTGTGACGGGATTAACGTCGACGGTTAGACCAAACAGCTGGACAAATGCTTTGACTATGTCCCCCAAGCTTTTGAATCCAGTAGAGGCCAGGAGGTCATAGGTTAGTCCGGGTTGGGGCTTATCCCCTGGTGAAGTTTCAGGCACAGGAGGAGCAGTAATGCTGACCGGAAATCTCATGTCAAACGAACTGCCAGGGTTAGTGACTATGGCGAGAGTTCCAGACACCAGTATGTGCTCCCCTGCCTCCATCTGGATGTCGACCGAAACGTTGCCAGAAGACCCCGATGACCAGGACCTTGTCAACACTACAGCACTGGTTCCGTCGTTCTTGTAGTGGGTAACTTTGACTGACACACTACTCTTTTGGATGGCAGAAATATTGGACCACGAGAATCTAAACGTGATGGTCGTGTCCCATAGAGTCATCCAGCTGAATGTTCCGGATCCGGGGCCTATAGTCAAACGTCCGGCGACCGGGTCCCTGAGAGTTACCCCGGGGGAGCCTTTCCATATCACCCCGGTGGGGGTGCCAACCGTGGGATTCCGGATCCAGCCAATTCCGGATGCTCTCGGAGCCTTGGGGTTGTCTGCCAAAACGGGGTAAGTGCAAGGCAAAAACATTTCGGCTCGGTCGACGGGGTCCACGTCGGTCTCGAGACTGTAGCCTACTCGATCGAAGATCCATGTCACCAAGTCATACCAGTTGAGGTGGGGGTAGAACTTGTCCAACTCACTGACTTGCCTGATTGCCTCCATGGCGAAAGGGGGGAAGTTCGGGTTCTTTTGTAGAGTTGCATACAGCCAAAAGTACAGGACTTTAGCCTCTCCGGAGCCGGAGAGGTATCGCTTAGTCTGTCCCATTGTGTCCGTGTACCACTTGAGGAGGAACATACCATCCCCAGGGTCCTTCGCGTCAGTGTTGTTTAGTGTGTCGAACAGGTCAACGGTTGCCCCGAGGATCTGGACCCCGATCGATGTATCTGATACGTCTACGATGTTCAATACTGCTCCAGCCGGGGATATGAGTGCTCCCTCATAGAATAGTTGGCAAGGAAACCTCATGTATGGCACACCCGAACCTGAGCCAACTTCAAAACTGAATTGGAATGCTTGCTCGTTATGGGTCGTCCTGGGCAGACTGATCCGCTGGGAGTACGAGGCATTCCTGTCTTTCAGCTCCGCCAGATTGTTGATCTGGTAATTCATCGCAGGAGCATCCAGCGGGAGGTCCAGGGACCAGACCTCGCCGTCAATGCCTTTCATGAGTAGTTCGTAGTTCATATTACCACTGAGTTTGTTCGTCAATAAGCTGGAACTCGTAGCTAACAGTGTTCCTGGGAGTCTTGGTGTCCCAAGTTAAGTCCGTGTCATTTACTAGGACTCGTTGCCATGCCCTGACTGAGTAGTTGTACCTTTGAACAAGAGGCGAGAGAGCAATTCCTTTGAGCAAGTTGAAGTCGTTCTCATCAAGCTGTCCTGCTCCTGCTTGGACTATGTTCTTAAGCTCCGGAGCTAACTCGCCTCTCGTCTGTGAGGCATAGGGGCCTCTGGAATTCGCTAATACGTATTGGTCTCCCCGGTCAACCTCCTGCGTATACTTCTTGTGTTGCTCAAACATGTAAGTGTCCCATCCGCCTTTCTGGTTTATCCAGCGAATGTAGAATGGGTTGCAAGGTACCTCCGTATCGACGAATATGATGTTCCATGTTTGAGAAGAGTATGCGCTTACAGGAAGTCTGAGTTTTACGTAGTCTGCATCATCCCCAGCTTCACCCTCAAATTCGTACACAAGGGGGATGCTGAGTCGGGTAGAAATTTCAAATTGATTTTCGACACCATCATGAAGTTTAACCCGAACGTCGACCGATGTAGCGATATTTGGTGACCCCACAAACCCTCTCGGGAATAGGGTGACGTAATACGGATACCCGTAATATTTTTTTACATACAGATTCCTGTCGTTGTCAGGAACCCGGTCAGTCAGTACGAGTCCTAAGTATGACTCGGTGAAATTAGCGTTGTAGCCTCGAGCCCTAACTCCCCGGGAGGCATATCGAACATTGAAGTTTCGATCGCCGATGACTCTGTAAGCATATGCCGATATGAGACTGTAGTCAATGGCAAAGCCGATGGATTGGTCTATGTACGGATATGTTCTCAATCTGTCGTCCCGGAATCCGGCTTTTGCCAAGAAACTGAGGTCGTATTTCTTTGTCGTCCCGAATCCCGAGTCTCTGTAGATGTCGATGCTTTCAGTTAGTGAGTTCGCTGCTTTGACTGGACTGGGGCTATAGCCGACAAAGTTATTCCCGTAGGCCAAACTCATACCTGAGAGAGTAACCTTCACTCCAGCTGTTGCTCCTTCAATACCTGCATAAACGAGAAGTAAATCGCGGGGGTATCCTGCTGTAACAATGGCCGGTATCTGAACCTTCCACGTCATGTTGTCACCAATTGGTATCTTTGTTTTAGCAATCGCAGTGATAGGACTACCCGAACTGTTTGCTTGGAACAAAGAAACGGTGAGTGAAGTGGCACCCACTCCAACCCCGCTGGAAACCCTAAAAGCATACCATTCCCCGGGTATCACCTTTCTAGGGAGAGGAAACTTCACAAAATAGTAGTTACCACTACCTCCACTGTTATCAATTACTTCGACCTCCTCATTGTCTATAATGTTCAACGAGACCATATTGTCCTCGCCAAAGTTCTGAGTCTTGATCTCAAGCCCAGGGGTTAATTTGTTGGTCTCAACTGGTATTTGCGAATATGCTGAGTATAAAGAATCCTCAGCCGGTTGATTGGTAATTGCCATATCGCGTTATATTATATATCCGTGGTCCATATTGTTGTCAGGAGTGAATGCCTCTTCAATGAGGACCTCCATTGTCTTGTCCAAATGCTGAGCCAGGTACTCCTCGAAGTTATCAGCGGGAGTGTCGACCAAGTCAACGTAAATGTGATTGCGGTAAAGCTCTGAGCCTTCTCGTTTTATCTTCCATGCAGTGGCATTTCCGAATCGGACCAGGTCCTTGGGATCCGAGAATGTGATGCCTTTGAGCTTTGCCCACTCCATGATGATCTGTCCCAAATTGGCGGGGATCTTTCCAGGACCTCGTCCCCGGATGAGAGTGTAGAAGTAGTTTGGAGCTTCGATCGTTCCCCAAACTGTTTCGCCTTCTCGTCCCGTCTGGACTGTTATCTGAGCATAGGTTCTGCCCGAAGCTTCCTGCCCGGCGTCCTGTGATGCCCGGATGATCTCGTCCCTCATCTGGGTGAGACCCTCAGCCAATATCTGTTCCAGTCCTACCGCCATTTGTTTCTGGGTTTGCGAGCATTGGCTTTCTGCTGAGCCTTACGCTCCAGTTCCTTGTTCAGTCGCTCCCGGAAGAGGTGACTCTGCAAGTTGGTGAAAAGGAGGTTGTACACCTTCCCGTATTTCCATTCCAGAATCTCATCCGGGTCTTTCGAGTAGTCCTTGGCCAGTGCAGTGATGGTGGCCATCTCGCCAACCACCAAAGAGAATTGAGTAATGCCGGCTGCCTTTTCCTCGGCACTGGGCTCGTACTTGAGCTCAGTCTGTTCTCGCTCGATCCAATATTTAATGCCCATGAGAACCTCGTACCAGTACTCGACAATTTCGGAGGTGTTCCTGAGACTCCATTTGACGCCGAGACATTGCATTCCTTCCTTCATCTTGTCAATGTCGGTCAGCTCCTTTTCAGTGATGATCCGGCCAAGCTCTATGCGTTGGCCGAACGTCATCTGACCGCCTTGTATGTCGATTCGCTGTATCATACCATTGTATAAATATCACGGAAGGTCCAGACGTCGGGGAACTCGCCCTCAGGTTTTACATTGATTTCAGTTACAATTAAGTCTTCTGTGTCCGGGAATGTATACTCTTTGAGCTTCCATTTTCCCTCTGCATATGCTGGGGTTAGGGGTCTTCCGCATAATATGGCTCTATACGGGTACAATGCCGCGACCAGGACCTTCGGATCAGTGTTAGTGCTTATATATTCGGAGCCTACAGACTTGTCAACGGGTTTTGATTCAGTATTTTCAAAGGTTATCGTAATTCCCCGCATATTAAATCCTTCGTGGATGATGTCTACCAGCCTGACAGGTTTAGGCTCGGGTGGAGCAGGAGGAATGGGCTTATACGCATCGAGACACCATTCTTGCGTTACAGTTAGCTCCAGTCCTACGCTGACCTCGTTGGCGTCAAACCGAGGAGACGGGTACAGCACCCGGACAGTGTTCATGATTTCCGGATATTGCTTGACCAGCTGAGAG